CGCAACCCACTCACCGTTTTGGGCTGTAGCTAAGTCGTTAAGCTCTGTAACTCCCGTAGGAGAGACTGACATAAAGAAAGTCGATGCAGCAGCCATGCTGTTGATCAGACTTTCTGTATAGGCTTCAAGCGTTTTTAAATCACCGTAAATTTCCTCGCACTTAGCGCGGCCATAGTTTTCGCTAACTACAGAATTCCATCTAAGTACTGAATAAGGAAATACATCGTAAATACCTTCGTCAATAACATTACCATCTACGTCTTCTTTACGACCGTGCCATTTACCTTCTTCATCTAAAACATATCTGCAGTAGATAGTTTTAAATCCGTTGCGTTCAAACATACCCATGCCCCAAGTTTCTTGGGTATTTGTAGGTAGGGGAGTTTCATCTGGTACAAACTCTAGATGTATAAACTCTACCAAGTCGCCCACAACATCTCTAATGGCTACATAGTGGTCAAACCTAATGCACCGAAAAGTAAAATCTTCTTCAAGCTTAACAGCAACATCACCGACAACAATAAGACTTTGAAGGGCTTGGAAAAAAGCTTCTCTAATATTCTTAGCCTTCATTTTGTCATAGACTTGCATAGCAAGGCTGTTTAAAAGATTGTTTACTTCTACTTCAGGATCTACCCCACTCTTTAACTCAAAGGTAAAGAATGGAAGATCGTTTAAAGGAATTAACGCACTAAGCATTCGAGATGCTAGTGCCGTAACTCCTCTAGAACCTACCGATGAAAATGGCTGAGGAAGTTCAAACTCCTCGGACCAGTTCTCTGGAGGCATAAGACTAGGAACAGTGAGCAAAGCACATTCCCTAGCTCGATCCAGTTTGGATCGTCGGCGCATATCTAGATCAGAAAAACGATTAGCAATGGTGGTATCTAGTTCACCTGCTAAGTTCATTCTGGTCTACCTCCCATAGTATTTTCTTGTCCTTTTTGACCTTTAGCTAAACTACCGTAAAAGTCCATGACAATATCTTTGTCTTCTTCAAGCTCAGCATCCTTAAGTCCAGTAACCTCTTCATTGATTCCAGCCTCAAGTCTGCTCAAAGCTTCCTCTTCAGCAGTGCGTTGCATTTCTTGCTTACGCATCTCTGCTTGTTCTCGTTGAACTCTCTTTTCTTCTTGTTCGTTCATAAGTTGCATTTGGCGTTCTTCTTGTTGAGCCATATAATCACGCTCTTCCATCTGCAACTGTCGGTATTGTTCTTCAGACATACCGCCTGCGATTGTTGGACCACCGCCCATAATTTATCTCCTATTATTGCGGTCGGCCTTTATCAAACGAAACACTCTTGACTTTTCGTCGTCGCGCGCTTGACTTGAACGATCCAACCTTTTTCATAAAATCGTCGTCCAGTTCTCTAAGCTGTAACTGAACATCTTCTAAAGACGAACCTAGTTTTTCACCTGATTTCTTTTCTAAAGCCCTAGCTCCGCTTAAAGCTTGTTGCTTAGCAGCAGCTACAGACTCCTGTCTAAATTTATCCTCTGCTTCTGCTCTTGAAGCCGCAGCTTCAAAGGCTCCTACATTAGAAGTAACAAAAAAGTCTCTTAAAACTTCCATTTGATCTGGCGTATAAGAAGAAAGATCGCCATGTGTAGCAACGTTTCCTCTGTCTTGTACATGTACTGTGTTTAGTCTTGCAAGATCTTCATACGACATGCCTGTAATATCAGACATAACCATATCCATAATATCTCGCTGACCTACGCCTCGGTATGCGACAGATCCATCTTGATTAGTATCGTAGTTAAGCATACCGTAGCCTTCAAAAGCATCTTCAAAACGATCATAGCCGTACATTTCTGCGTACTCTTGCCGACGTTCAGCAACAGCATCATCAAACATCTGTTCATATGTAGCAGCTTCCGGAGTCTCAACATTATAGCCAGTTTCTTTATATTGAAACTGAGAGCCAGTAGCTTTGTAAAACTCTTGTGCTCTTTCTAAAGATTGTTTAGCCTGTTGAAGTCTCTGTCGTTTTTGTTCCCGGCTCTGAACTAACTGACTTAACGAAGAAATTTTACCTCCGCGTCCTTTAGCTCTTTCAATATTAGTTAAAGCTTTTTGGGATTCTAAACCAGCTTCTTTTAAACGAGCTTCTCTAAGCTCACTTCCTGCTTCTTTTAAACCAAAGTCCTTAAACTCTCCCTCAAGCTCCATCGTTTTTGTTTGAGAAGCTTCGCCAAACTGACGCATACGAGATTGAAGACGTTCAGTGAACTCTTCTGCCCAAGGATTACTTAGGTGTAAATCTCCAGATCTAGTTTGAAGCTCTCGCATTTGGGCAGTATTTCCAAAAATAGGCATTACTTATCCCTTTGTTGTTCTCGAATCATAGCCTCAAGAATAGCAACAATGTCAAGCATTCCTTGGCGTTTGGCCAGCTTCTCCCTGGTTGTGCTTGGGTTTTCTTCCTCGACGTACTCCACCAGAGGAATCCTCGCTTTGAGAACTTCCGGTAGGTTCGGATCGACGAAGGCTTTCAATTTGTCCGCTAAGCTCATTGACTTGATCCACTAAATGTTTTAATAACGTTTTAACTTCTCCATCTGACAAAGGAACTGCGCCAGCTTGAAGTCGTCTTAATATAGAATCTAAATTTAAATAGGCCATGTGTTCTCCAATAAAAGAGACGGACCTAGCTTTCGCCAGATCCGCCTCTTGACGGGGGTTAATTCTCTGTGGTATCTACGATTTCGCAGGCACCACCTGTGCAAGCAAAAGCCTGCCCAGATTTTGTGTTATCTTCTAGTTCGTACTTACTAAGCAAAGACCAATCTACCGTAGGCATCTCTTTCTTCAACTTGTAGTACTCTTCGTGAGTAATTGTTTCGTAAGGAGCCTGCTGATAAACATGATCTGTTCTAGGTAAGAACGAAAGACCTTGAGCAATGTCCCAATAGTCTCTATATAAGATAGATCCAAGTAACATGTACTCGTCAGCTTTGTAGGTAATAGTGACTGAAGGGTTGTGATCTGTATATTCTTGCTTTACATTTGCCCACAAACTAAGCTGCTCCAGCGAGTCCTTATGAACTACTGGCGACTTAGTTCCGATAGGAAAATCAAAGACATGTGTGTTCAACGGGTTGTTAACACAAGGAGCACCAGGAACACCAGCATCCTTCATTAGCTGGCACATAGGATCTTTAACATCCATACGTGCTCGTCTAATATAATACTGATCCCAACGCTCGTGAATACCAGAGCTGGAGTCCACAAGGCACGACACCGTACCGCTGGGCTTCACCGTAGTGATAGCAGCGGGGGTATTGATAAGAAGCTTGTTGCTCCACAGCTGAGCCACCTCGTGAGCCTTGGCTCGAAGGTTACGCAGCTCTTCGTTGCTGGGCATGTAGTCACAGATACCAGTCAAGGACACACCAAGAAGGGCTTCCTCTTCAGTGTTATCCTTCCACTTCTTACGAAGGTAGGGGAAGTGGGTGCAGGTGGCTTGGATACAACCGATGATGGTTGCAGCCTCCACCTTCTTCTTCTGGCTGGTCTGGTCCCGACGCAGCACGACCTCACTGAGGTTGCAGAACTGCATGGGACGCAGGGTGATTTCGCCGCAGGGGTTGGTACCAAAGTCATGGTTACCTCGACTACCGCCTTGAGCAGCTTCTCGATTAAAGATGCCACGCTCACCAGAGTAGCTTCGATAAATACTTAGCCACTCTTCCATCCACTGATCCATCTCAGGCTTGGTTGTATATACTGCCGAGTTGTTGGCAAGGGAACGGTAGGCGTGTTGCTCCCACCAATTCCCTGACTTGGCTCTAGCCATCTCATGATCATCAAGATCTGATAGACTAATCATAGCCGAGCGTCTCACGCCGCCAACGATAACAGAGTTTGCAATGACACAAGCCATGTCATGGATTTCAACAGGGCGTAGTTTCCGGCCCCTTGCCCCGTAGATTGTCTTTGTAATAAAACGAAGACAATCTTCTAGGGGTTCAGGACCAGACGCACGCCCTCCGAAGGTCTTTAGTCTTGCTCCTGCTGGTCTAATCTTGTGGAGTTCCCACGTAGGGTGGACGCCCTTTAACAATGATGTTAATAGATGCTTAACCATGTCAGCCCAACCAGCCTTGCTATCAGCAGCTACGATAAAACTATTATCGCATCGCTTGATTTCAGTAGGAACGTCAGGCCACTTTTCTGTAACCCGACGCTCTACTGAATAACCTACGCCTGTGCCGTTCATTAGAACATACAAAAGCTCAGCCATAGCAGTAGGACTGTCGAGTTCTAGATAGGAGCAATTGAAAATACAGGTATTATCTCTCTCTGCTGCTTTTCCAGCAGTCATCATAGAGCGCATACTTGGCATGACATCTCGGTTGTAGACCATTTCCTTTACAAATTCAGGAACTTTATCTACACCGTTCTTGGCTGCCTGCTCTGTAAGCCAGGTCCACCAACGATCTACAGTCTCATCCCAAGTCTCCCTGCGCCCCAGCTCGTGATTCCATCG